CGAGCCCTCGACAACCCCGAGGGGCTCTCCGGGGAGACCTACCCGGAGTACGCGTGGCGCAAGGAAGGCGCAGAAGACGGCGTCTACCTCACCGACAAGGAATGCAAGATCGCCCGACGCCTAGGTGGACGCACGGGTCTGTGGACCCAGCAGACCACCCGGCGTTCCAGCGACTGCGACACCGTGTTCGTCGAGGACCAGTTCGGCTGCGAGTTGTTCCCGATGTACGCGGCCGACGACCTCGCATGCTGACGAATGGACATGTGATGGAAGACAACCAGCCCTCCGTGATCATCGTGAGGGACGAACACGGAGTCGTGCACCACACTTCTCCGTACTCGGAGCTCGCGAAGCGCATGGCCGCAGTCGAGCAGGCGAAGTCCGCTGAGATCCCTGAACCCCCACGGGGCGGAGCGGGGTCCGGTGTGGATGCGTGGCGTGAGTACGCCACCAAGACCGGTGTCGAGTTCGACGCCGACGCGACCCGCGACGACATCATGGCCGCGGTCGATCTCGCGAGGGAGGAAGCCGATGAGGCCGAACCTTCCGAGCAGAGTGACGATCGAGACCCCGAGTCCACCGGCGATCGACCCTGACACAGGTGATCTGACCGCAGGGACCCCAACGGTTCAGCATGAGGTTCCTGCACGCCTTAGCCAGACCCCAGTGGCCAACGTCGGGTCCCAAGTGGAGCTCCTGGCGGCGCAGAGCACCACGATCAGCATGTGGTCGATCCTCGTCGGCAGAGACACGGTTCTTCAGGCGGACTCGATCGTCACCGATGAGCGCGGACGGAAGTTCCGCATCGAGGGCGCGGTCGCCGACCGGCCTACTCACCGACCTACCTTCCGTGCCGCGGCAGCGCGGCTCATCTCCGACTTGCAATAGGAGCAAGCGCTATGCCGCTCACTACCAACATCGACGTGAACGTCAGGGCTCTCCTGACCGGCGCGAACGACATCGGGGATGTCGCGGCCAACCTGGCGCGGAACTTCAGTGCGAACTGGGGTTCCGGTACCGCCATGGGGCAGGCTGACCTCATCTGGGGTGACACGAACACCCTCGCTGCTTCGGCGAACACGGACATCGATCTCGCCGGCGTGCTCACCAACCCGCTGGGTGGCACGCTCACCTTCGCCCGGATCCGGCTGATTCTGGTCATTGCCAGCGCGGGGAACACGAACAACGTCGTGCTGGGTAACGCCGCCTCCAACCAGTTCGTGGGCCCGTTCGGTGCCGCCACCCACACCGCCGCGGTCCGGCCTGGCGGCATGTTCATGGCCGCCGCGCCGGACACCACCGGCTGGGCTGTGACCGCGGGAACCGGTGACCTGCTTCGCGTGGCGAACAGTGCCGCAGGTTCCACGGTGGACTACAGCATCATGGTCATCGGCGCGAGCGCCTGACATGTCCGCCCGGGTCACCGTCTTCTCCGAGCAGGCGATCCGCGAAGCGTTGAAGCTCTCCACCCCGGAGCGGGTTGAGATCGCCCAGGACATCGCGGCGGAAGCCTCAGCGAACGAGGTAGTCCTCACTGGACGCTTGGCGACCAGCTATGGCATCGAGGTGTCGGGCGACACCGTGCGCGCCGTGAACGACGACCCCACCGCAGGCTGGAAGGTGTTCGGAACCTCCGACACCCCACCGCACCCAGGGTTCATCGACGCTGCGCGCAAGCGTGGGAGATACAGCGGTATGCAGCCTGGGAGGTGACGATGTCGCTTCCCCGCATGGACCGTGCAGCAAGGGAATTCCTGCTTGCGGACTCCGTGTTCTCCACCGCAGCCGGCGGACCGCTTCGCGTCACCACTGGTGATGATCCACCCACGGTCACCACTCCGTGGGTGGAGGTGTGGGTTGCCGGCAACATCTCCCTCTCCGGAGACGGCGTCGCTTGGTCCCCGCTCATCCAGGTCAACGCCTGCGCCCCCAAGGGGTACGCGGACGCCAAGACCGTCGTGTGGGATCTCGCATCCCGCGCGGCATGGCTTCTCGGCAGAGCTCGCAACGTGGTCTACCTCAACGCCCAGTACTCCGGCCGCCTCACAGACGGTCCGTTGACGGACGTCGACACCACCCGCGGCGAATCCAACCCGATCGTTCGCGCCATCGTGCGCGCCGAACTGCGGGTGCAAACCACCTAGACGTCCCGCCTGCTGCCTGCCCGGCACGGCAGGCGGGACACCCACAAGCCGGGCGTCGCCGGGCAGCGACCCTTTCCGTTCCCGCTCAGCGGGCCAAGCAGCAGGAGGCTGCATTGTCTACCTACGCCGACTCCTCGAAGGCCCGGCTGTGGCTGGACGGAGACGCGTTCCGCGGTACCGCGAACGCCTCCACGCCCACCAACCCGTTCGCAACCTCCGTCGTGGGGTTCGAGGCTTTCGGTGGCATCAAGGCCGGCTTCACCATCACCCCGTCGCAGGACGTCACCGACCTCGACATCTGGAACAACGAGTCCGGCGCGGCCTACTTCACCTCGAAGAAGCCGCCGACGTTCGGCATCAAGTTCCGTCCCGTCGACTACTCCAAGGCCACCGCGCTCACCCTGCTTCAGGGCGGGTCGATCTCGGAGACCTCCGGTGGGTCGGGCATCTGGAAGTGGACGACCGGCACGGACGAGGAGTTCAGCCTGCTGCTCCAGCTCCGCAGCGGCACCAACCGCAAGAAGGCCTACTACATCCCCCGGGCCACTCTCGCTGCCATCCCCGAAGAGGTCATGAACGACGACGACCTCGAGGGATGGGACTTGGAGATCAAGCCGCTCGCCCCCTCCGGTGGTGTGCAGGCGATCCAGAAGTTCACCGACACGAACCCGCTGGCCTAACAGGAGAACCACATGCCGGGCACCCGCAACAACCAGAAAGTCAATGAGGAGGTCGTCGACCTCGACGCGCTTTTCGCATCCCGCACGTTGAAGCCGACGCCAGTAAAGGTCGGAGGACGGATCTACCGGATCCGCACGGACCTCACTCCTCAGGAGGTCACGGACTTCCTCGCGCTGATCCGCACCGGCCACGACGTCGAGGCTTTCACTGTCCTGGTCGGCACCACTGCGGAGCGAACCGCTCTCTACAAGGCGCTGAGGTTGCGCCAGTCCGGCGAGGACACAGTCGAACTTCCCGTTTCGCCGAAGGCCAAGGCGATCAGCGAGGCGATCGACAAGCTCCCTCGGCTGCACCAGGCCGCAGCGAGCGCGGGCCTGATGCGCGCCTCGAAGGCCCTCGCCGACTTCGCCGCCTCCGACGAGGACCTGGAAGCGCGGTTCAGCGACAGTCAGGCGAAGCCGGGGGAATCGAAGGCGTCCTAGCAGCGGTTCTCGGACCACGCTGGGACGCCACGTCCGCCGACTTCAAACGGTTCTACAAGACAGACCTTCGCGAAGCACTCGAGACGTGGCCGGTTCAGGAACTGGTCGCACACGTGCGCAAGCTTCCAGTTGAGTCGCAGGTCGTGCGTGAAGAGCTCGGCGACATGGCCGACTGGAGCTACCTCGCGCACAACATCGCAACATTGGTCGACGTGATGTCCGCGTGGCTCACCTACGAGTACGCGAGCTGGACATCGGATCCTGACCAGGTTGAGGAAGAACGCAAGAGGCGTGAGCGCGCCGGCGTGAAACCTCCACCACGTCCGCTGATCCCCCCAGTTGCGGCCAGACCTCCCTCATTGCATGAGGAGCTGCTGGATGCGTACGTCGCGGAGGCCGTGAAGTACCAGATCCCAGAGACCGAAGCCGGTCCGCGGATGGTCGATTCCGATGAGTTCGACGCCCTGATGGGGCTGTGATACGCGGGTTACTGCCGCTCGGAGGTGAGTCCAATTCCGGGCGGCAAGATCGATATTTTGATCAATCCGGACTTCGCCGGGTTCGATAGCAACCTCCGCAGTGGACTGCAACGCTCTGCCAGCACTGCGTCCACGGTAGGCAAGGCCATCGGCCTCGCGGTTGTGGGCGGCACGATCGCCGCTGGCATCGGCCTGAAGAATGTCATCGAAATCGGCGTGCAGTACCAGAACCAGCTCAACACCCTTCAGGCAGTCACTCAGGCCACTGCGGCCGAGATGGCAGCCGCGGGGAACCTGGCTAAGCAACTCGGCTCAGACCTGACCCTCCCGGCCACCTCCGCCGCCGATGCTGCTGCGGCTATGACCGAGCTCGCCAAGGGTGGCCTCACGGTCAACGAGGCAATGACTGCGGCGAAGGGCACCCTTCAGCTCGCCGCCGCGGCTCAGATTGAGGCGGCTCAGGCTGCCGAGATCCAGTCGGACGCCTTGAATCAGTTCGGCCTTGAGGCTTCTGAGGCTGGTCACGTCGCCGACCTCCTCGCCAACGCTGCGAACTCCGCGTCCGGCGAGATCACCGACATGGCCAACAGCCTCAAGTACGTCGGTCCCGTCGCCAAGGCCATCGGTGAGGACATCGACGATGTCACCACCGCCGTCGCCCTCCTTGCCGTCAACGGCATCCGTGGCGAGCAGGCCGGCACGAGCCTCCGAGGAATCCTTGCCTCGCTCAGCGCCCCGTCCAAGGCCGCAGCCGCGGCTCTTGAGGAGCTGGGCGTCAAGGCGTTCGACCAGGCTGGCAAGTTCGTCGGCCTCCGGGCGATCACCGAACAGCTCGCGGTGGCCAAGGGTCGCATGACCGAAGCCGAATTCGCGGCGGCTGCGGCTACCGCGTTCGGCAACGAGGGTCTCACCGCGGCGAGCGCTCTGGCCGCGTCGGGCGCGAAGGCCTTCGACGAGATGGCCGTGTCCGTCACCCGCGCCGGTGGTGCCGCAGATGTCGCAGCTGCGAAGTCCAAAGGGCTGGGTGGCGCCTGGGAGGGCTTGAAGTCCCAGGCCGAGACCACCGGAATCGAGATCTTCGAGGCGATCGACGGTCCCCTTGAAGCGCTCGTTCGAGCGAGCGCGAATTTCCTCGACGAGTTCGGCGGCAACGTCGCGGACGGCATCGAGACCGCGGTGTCTGCTGGGCAACTGTTCGGCCCGCGCCTGGCGGACGCCATCAGTTCTCGGGCATCCGTGGTTGGCGATGCGGTCAGCGACGTCTTCGGCCCGATTGGCGAAGGCGCTGTTGATGTCCTGAACACCGCGCTGAACTCGGCAATGGACCTATGGGACGACTTCACCCGCGTTCTGCGGAACGTCGTGGACGCGGCGAAGCCTGTGGCCCAGGGCATCAAGGCGGTCGCGCAGTCAGCCTCCGAGGCTGGCGGACCGGTTACTGTTGTGGCGGCCGGTCTTGGGCTTCTCGGTGACGCATTGGGCGCAGCGTCCGGGTTGCTTCGGCCGATCGGAGCGCTGATCGGTGGCATCGCGCAAGGATTCGCTTCCTTGCCGGGCCCGATCCAAACCGCAGTGGTCGCACTCGGCTTGGTTGCGGCGTTCCGTGGACCGCTGGGTTCTTTGGGCGACACCGTCCGCGACCGGGTGACGACGCCGTTCCGCAACCTGGGCGAGACGATCCGCCTCCAGCAGGCTTTGCTGACCGGTTCGACGCAGATTGCTACGCAGCAGATCGGTCAGATGGGCTTGGCGGTCTCCGCACTGGAGAAGCACGTTCCGGTGATCGGTCGCATGGCAGACTCGTACCGTTCTGCGGCGGAGTCGGCCCGCGGATTCGTCACCTCTCAGGTGACCGCCGCGCAGGTTGCCTCCGGGATCAGCGGACAGTTCGTTGGCCTCACAACGGTACTCGGCAACAACGAGGAGCGCCTGCGTAGCTTCGCCGGTGCTGCTACCGGCGCGGCTGCCGCCGTGGGTACCGGTCTTCGTGCTGCCGCGAGTGGCCTAGTCGGTGTTCTCGGTGGCCCGTGGGGTGCCGCGATCGCAGCGGCCGGAGTCGGGCTGTCCTTGTATGCCGCAGAACAGGATCGAGCGGCACGCGAAGCTCAAAAGCACGCCTCCAGCGTGCAGACCCTTGCCAGTGCCCTACGTGAATCCAACGGTCTTATCAACGCCTCCGTCAGGGAGACGAAAGCCAAGGACATCGCGGACAACTACAAGGAAGCTGCCGAGCAGGCGAAGCAGCTCAACATCGCCCAAGAGGACTTGGTTTCCGCAGCCCTCAAGCAGGGCGACGCCTACGACACCCTAAAGGCGAAACTGCTCGACATCATCAAGGCCAACACCACCTACTCTCAGGGTGCTGGAGCTTCGGCGGGTCAGCAGATCGGCCGTCTCAACGAGACCGGCACGGCAGCCACCAAGCTGCTCAGCACGTTGAACCAGTTGGCCGGCGGCACCGACGAGGCCAAGAAGAAGAACGACGACCTCGCGCGGGCCATCAAGGACGGCCGGGCCTCGATGCTGGACAGCACCGACTCCGGCCGCACCTTAGCCGGTGCGATGAAGATTCTGGCCAGTAACACGGCTGATGCGGATTCCAGGGCCCGAGCCTTGAAGGCAGCCTTGGATGCTCTCTCTGGCGGGACCATCAGCCTGGAGGCCGCGCAGTCCCGCATGGAAGAGTCGCTGGCTCGTGTGCGCGACTTGTTCGGAGAGAACGTCGACAAGACGAAAGGCTGGGGCGCCGCACTGCTCAACGCAGACGGCAGCATTAACCTCACCACGGAAAACGGTCGGAGACTGAGGGATTCGCTTGCGGACCTCACCACTCAGACCGCCGAGGTTGCGTCGAAGACATACGACATGGCGATCGCTCAAGGCAAGTCGGTTCCTGAGGCAACGGAGCTGGCTCGGGCGGCCATGCAGAAGGCGCGAGATGCGTTCATCGACACCAGGATCGCAATGGGATTGACCGCCGAGCAGGCGGGCGTGCTGGCCGATAAAGCCGGCTTGATCCCTGGGCGGGTTGAGATGGTCTTGGCAACTCCGGGGTCAGATACGGCCAAGGCCGAACTCATCTTGGTCAAGTCTCTGGTCGACGCTGTGCCCATCGGAAAGTCGATCTACGTCCAGTCCTTGAGCGACGAGGCGAAGAAGAAGCTGCTGGACCTCGGACTGACTGTCCGAACACTGCCAGATGGGCGGGTCGAGATCACGGCGAACACCGCGCCAGCGAAGTCCAACCTGGACAGCTTCATTGCCAGCAACAGCGGTCGCGTGATCACGGTCCGCGTCAACACGATCGGCATGCCGATATCGGTGGGTGGTCAGTACGGTGCGGCTTTCAATGAGCACGGCAACCTGCTGAAGCCGTTCGCCGAGGGCGGCGTGGCGATGGCGTTCGCCAACGGCGGTACTGCGCAGAAGCTCACGCCGATGCGCGGTGGGTACGCGACCATGGTCCCGCCGAACACGTGGCGGGTCGTCGGCGATCGGATGGATGTTCCCGAGGCGTACATCCCCCTCAACCGTTCCCAGCGGTCGATCGGGATCCTCAACGAGGCAGCGGAGCGCATGGGGTTCGCCCTGCTTCGCAGGTACGCGCAGGGCGGCATTGCCTCCAGCGCGGCAGTGACAAGCGGTGGAGTGGGAAGTGTCGGTCCGTCCATCACGAACAACATCACCGTTCGCGATGACCAGACGGCCTATGAGGTGGCACGGCAGACATCCGCCCAAGTGGCATGGGACATGAGACGGAGCTAGAGATGACCGTCATCACCAAGCCCACGTTCGCAGTGGACGGATGGACGGCGAACACCGTGGACGCCAACGGCGTGGACTGGTTCTGCAACGGGATGGAGGGCTGGTTCGGCCCGGTCGGTGTCAGATCGTTCGACATCGACCGGCCGGCCAGCAACGGTTCCTACTCCAGCCCATCCCTGCGAACACCGCGGGTGATCGCACTGTCGGGGTTGTGCACCGCTCCGTCGAGCGACGAGATCTACGCGGCGATGGACGTGTTCAACTCCCTGCTCTCAGACGGGCAACTCCATGAGTTGGTGGTGGAGGAACCCACCAGGTCATTCCGGACCCTGGTGAAGCTCGGTTCCAACCCTCAGTTGGGCGAGCTCAACGCCCGACAGTTCGACTGGCAACTGGTCCTAGTGGCTCCGGACCCGCGTAAGTACAGCGCAGTGGAGCATGCAGCGCCCATCGGCTTGGGCGTCCCACCTTCAGGTGGGGTTCTGTGGAACGGCTCCGCAGGCTCAACGGGTGTGGAGTGGAACGGCCCCTCGAACAACTCGGGCGTGGTCTGGCAAGCCGACACCGGCGTCCCGGGAATCGTGACGGTCACCAACAACGGCACCGCGGACGCCCCGCTCAGCTTCGCCTTCGAAACCGCCTCGGGATCCGTTGTGCTCCCTGGCGTCAGGAACGTGCAGACCAACCAGAAGCTGACCTACAACGGCACTATCACCCCCGGACAGGACCTGGTGATCTCCTCCTCAACTGAGGGGGGGAGCGTCACCTTGGACGGCGTGAACATGGGCCCGGCCTTGTCCTCTGCTCAGTGGTTCTCCATCCCCAAGCAGTCCTCGGTGGACCTGGAGTTCACCAGTGCCGGCTATGAGCCGAGCGCCACCATGACCGTCCGCTGGCGGGACACCTACATCTAGGAGGCATCCGTGGTAACCCCCGTGGCACTGACGGATGCCATCCCGCTTCTCACCAACCCCGACGGGGCCGGGCTCAACACCGCCCAGGACGTGAGGCTGGGGATGCTCGCCCCGCTGTTCCTCCCGGGCGATGTGGGCAACGAGTTCGGTGTCCGAAGTGGTGTGCTGAACCGCGGCACCACCACGCCCAGCATGAAGGTCAGGCAGAACGGCACCGCTGACCGCAACGTCATCATCAACGGCGGCACAGCGGTCATCCACCGCTCGGGCCAAGGTCCCTACCTGTGCTACATGCTCAACTCCGCCACCACACTGTTGCTGGATCTCAGCGATGCCACCAACCCCCGCGTGGATGCTGTGGTGGCAAGGGTCTACGACAAGAACATCGCCGCGGACACGGGCGCCCCAGCACACGGCCCGCTCTACGACGCCATCTCCGGTGTGCCGAACGCGAGCGTCAACCTCAACGGCACCCCTGGTTCCGCTGGAGCACCCCCGGTGATTCCGGAAGGCTGCATCCCACTCGCGTACGTCACAAGGGCAGCGGGATCACCGGGCAACACGATCGTGGACGCCAACATCACCGACAAGCGCAGAGCCGCTGCACTGTTCGGTTCCACCCGCGTGCTTCTGCCTGGTGACAGCACTGCCGAAGCGGGCATCGTCCACGGGGAACGCAGGGGCAGGAACGTCGGCTCCCTCTATCTCGAGGACTACTGGTCCACCACGGACAGCAAGTGGCACGGCACCCGAGAGGTGACGTTCTCCTTCACCCCGGTCTCAGGCTCGGGAACACCGGCGGTCCCTACGGCCAGCCCGGGATTGACTTACGGGTCGCTCACCATCCCCGACCTGGGTTACGACTACAAGGTCCGCTTCGGTGCTCACGCCCAGGTGTTCAACCTGAACAGCGATTCGGCTGCCGTGGTCGCCATTCACGATGGCAGTGCTGCGGGAACGATCGTCGCCTCAGGTTCGGACATCTCCCGGAACGGCTTGGACGCAGGCCCGTCGATCCCAGGGCACCGCGAGATCTCCATCTCCGCTGGCGTCTCGAAGACCTACGTCATGACCATCCAGGCCGTAGGCGACCAGGGAAGCATCAACTGGGCCAACACCTTTGAGAACGGCGGCGTGGCTGTGGTCGCGCCTGCTTAGGAGGTGAGCGTGGAGCCTCAGCACAAGGTCTACATCGCGAACACCGTCACAGGACAGATCGTGATGGACGCACCCTTCGTGGGAGTGCCGAGGTACGACACGCGACTCAACTCCGCCGGCGGCCTCACGGTCACCGTTCCCCTCGGGGACAACGGGGCGATGCCAAAGGAACTCATGGAGGAGTTCGCCAACTCGTGGCGATGGACTTGGCTCTACTGCTACGGGTCGTACATCTTCCAGGCTGGAATCGCGGTAACGGATAGGTTTGTCGACAACGATGGGCCCGGCACCGCCGATGTGGGCTGCGGCGGCCTACTGCACCTGTTCTCCAACAAGCGCCTTGTCATCAACAAGGATTGGCTGGAGGGGCAGAATGTCGCCAGTCCCGTGGCCGATCTGTCGTACAACAACCTGACACTGCGCACCATCGCGAAGCGCATGATCGAGAACGATTTGGACCGACCCGGTCACGATCTCCCCATCGTGCTCCCTCCTGACGATCCGCCTGACACCCACCAGCGCAACTACTACGGCTACGACCTAGCGTCCGTGGGTGAACGCCTGCTCCAGCTAACTCAGGTCATCAACGGCCCTGAGATCGAGTTCAGGCCGAGGTTCGTGGACCCGGAGACCAAGCTCTACATGCAGTGGGAGATGCGCATCGGCAACCCCCGCTTGGGGATGTTGTCAGGCATGCACCAGTGGGACTACGGGTCAGCCCTGTCCCACCTGGACTACGACCGCGACGGAAGCCAGCAGTCCATGGCGCACTTCCAGAAGGGTGCCGGTTCGGAAAGGGCCCTGTGGGTGTCCTACCAGGACGACAAGTCCCTCTCTCAACTCTCCGGCTACCCGTACCCCGAGCTCGAAACGGTAGGCACGGACACCACCTCGGTTGAGGACGGGTTCGTCCTCCAGGAACGCGCTGATGGGTACGTGGCCACCCACGGGAAAGCGATCGTCACCTGGGATGCCACGGTGAGGATCGACGGCACCGATGGGCAGGGAAGGCAGACCGTCTCTCCCACTGTGGACCTGATCAACCTCGGTGACACGGGGATGTTCCAGGTGACCAACCATCGCCGGATCCTGGACGGCAACTACCCGCGAAGGATCATCGGCCTCACGAACGGCCCTGATCGCATGTCCACCCGCCTCGTCCTGTCACCCACGGCTTAGGGGGATCATGTCGTCACCACTTCCCTCCGCGGGTCCTGAACCCCAGTCCAACAGTGTGCTGGCCGACCAGATCGCCCGCCTCCAGCAGGAGGTCCGGGAACTCAGCCGGCGCAACAACCGCACGATCCGCCGCAACGACGGCTCCATCGCCTTCGATGTCGGCGAGCTGGATACTGGCGAGTCGTTCGCCTACTTCACCGACGCCTCAGGCAACGTCATCCTCAGTGAGGACGCCGTCTCCGGCTTGGGCCTTGCTAGACCGTGGATCCCCATCACCTTCGTTCCCGTGCGGGCCGAAGTGATGCCGATGATGACCGGGGCGACGTTTGTCGCCACGGCGGCGTCCACTGACGTGTTCCAGATCCAGCAGGCCAAGCTCCGCGTCCAGTCCGTAGTCCTCACCAGCGGCGGTGCGGCAGGAGAGATCCGGTACACCATCAACGGTGTCCCCACGGGAGCGGTGGAGGTGATCGGCGTCAACCAGTACACCTACACCACCATCCAAGACCTCGACCTGACCGGAGTGTTCGGGCAGTCGATCTACGTCACCGTGGAGTGCCGCGTGACCAACGGGATTGGTTCGTGTGGGGCGTGGCCTGCTGCTTCCCAGCGGCAGTCGTGACCTCCAACATGGAAGGCGGTGGGAGCTCGTTCGGGTTGCCCTCCGGCTCCGGGAGGAACGGCGCCGGAAGAGGACTTCCGTCCGGGTTCGGCTGTCGCACGGGGATGACGATTACTTCGCTCATCTCGTAAGTATCTCCACATAAGTGGAGCTTTGTCTCCGTCCTGGGGGACGGGCAATTCCCAATCTGTCGGCCCTGTCGGGGGGTACGGAGACGTATGTTCGTGATCCGGAAAGACGATGCGGTCATAGAGATCCGCACCGGGTGGGAGCCATTCGCGGTTACCATCCTTATCGCCTGCCTGCTGTGGAGCGGGCTGACCCTCGCCGCACTGAACCAGGTGAGCGGGGCCACCGCGAGAGCCATGCCCAGCTGGGCCATCTACCTCTTCTTCGCCGGCATGCTGACGTGCGTCATCGTCACCATCGGCGGTGTGGTGCTGGAGAAGTTCTTCGCCAGGATCTACGGCTTCTATGTGGAAGCAGCTGGACTGGTCGCTCTGTTCTTCCTCTGCGCGGTGTACGCCTCCTGGGTTTTCCTGGTTCTCAAAGCAACGGGGGCGAGCTTCATCCTGTTCATGGCCGCGGTTTCCATCGCTTCGGCGTGGCGCATCACGCTGATCACGCTGGGGTTGAGACGAGCCAAGCGGGCGACGTCATGAGCACCACACTGCTGGCTTGGGCAGGCATGATTCTGGGCGGTGGCGGCCTAGCGGGCATGGTCGGAATGCTGCTGCGGGCACGACCCGAGGCGAAGAAGCTCGAGTCCGAAGCGACCAAGGGTGTGGCTGACTCGGCCGCCGCACTGGCCCAAGGGTTCGCGGAGGACATGCGAACACTGCGCGCCAAGGTCGACTCCCTGGAGAAGAAGCTCGAGGAACGCGACCGCCGCGAAGACCTACAGGAACGCCTACTTCAGCGCCACGAGCGCTGGGACTTCTCGATGGCAGAACAGGTCCGTCAACTGGGCGGCATGGTCACCGACCCACCCCCGCTCTATCCCGATCCAGCACCGGCGTGAGGGGGATTGCATGGACCTGATCCGCGGCGGTGACTACTCCCGCTTCCAAGGCGTCATCGACTGGGACCAGGTCCCCGCTGATCGCAAGATCGCCATCCTCGGGATGTGGGACTGGAAGAACCTGGTCGTCGACAACCAGCTGGCCCGCAACGTTGCTGAAGCGAAGCGCACTGGTCGTGTGGTCGGCGGGTACATGCGAGTCAACCCGGTCCGGTGGATCGCCTCCATTGAGGCGAAGCGGATGCTGGACCTCCTCGTCCAGCACGGTCTCGACATGCCGGGGTGTCTGTGGCCCTCGGTGGACATCGAGCCCACCAACACCCCTGCGGACGCCACGGTCAACTGGGCTCAGTGGACGCGTGAGTTCTTCGCCGCGTGGCGGAGCCTCACCAACCTCCCACTGATCGTCTACACCTCGGGGTCGTGGTTCAAGTCCCTGCTGGGCGGGACGCAGGACTGGCCCGACTGGATCAAGGTCTGGGTCGGCCACACCGAACAGTGGGGCACCCCGAAGGGAATCACCGCCGAGCAGTGGGCAGGCAAGACGCCCTACGAACTCTCGCGTGCGGTGATCCATCAGTACTCCCACACCGGCCGGATAGCGGGGATCACCGGTGATGTGGATCTGGACTGCCTGATGCCCGGAGTGGCACTGGGGTCCATCACCTTGCAGGACTCAGGAGGGAACATGGCAGACATCTGGCTGCCGGGATACGCACGCGTGCCCTTGGGTACGAACGTGCGCGGCAAGCCGTACCAGTTCACGCACAACCCCAAGGGTTGCCTGCACACCACCGAAGGCGGCTCCATCGCCGGAGCCCGAGCGGCCTACGCGCCGTACCCGCCACACCTCATCTACGACTGGCGCACGCGCACGGGTGAGCAGCACATCCCACTCAACTACGCCGCCTACTCCGCGATGGACGGCAACGACGACGACTACATGATCCAGGTCGAACTCGTGGGGTTTGCGGCCGAGACGCGCAACTGGTCGGAGCAGGCGCTGCGCAACATCGCCGAGGACGTGATCGCACCGATTGAGAAGGCCTTCGGCGTTCCGCGCGTGGCCATCTCCCAGGGCTTCAAGGACACACTCGACCGGATCTCCCCGCCGCTCGCTTCGACGGGGTCGCCGATCCGGTTGACCTGGGAGCAGCTGCGCGACTTCTCCGGCTGGCTGGGTCATCAGCACCTGCCGTCACCGGACACGCACTGGGATCCGGGAGCCATCCCGATCCAGAAGATCTTCACCTACATTCAGGAGGGAGACGACATGTCAGCAGAAGCCGAGCGGATGATCAAGGTCATCCACGACTTCCTTGCCGTGTCTTCGAAGGCACCGAACGGACAGACCGTCCACGACGCGGTGTGGGCCGTGATCAAGCGCGTCGAGGCACTGGAGGAGAAGCTCGACAAGCTCCCCGTCTCGATGTGGGAGGAGTACACCGCCGCCAACAGCAACGGCGACGAGGTCTCCATGAAGGACTCGGTCTTCGCCATCGCCGATATCACCGGCGACACCAAGGGTGCTGTCCAGCAGCTCTCCACCGGTGGCGTGGACGTCGAGGCCCTGGCAAACGCGCTCGCCTCCCCGCTCGGCAACCACCTGCGCGAGGCCCTCGGCGCGGAGGTCTACAACAGCCTCGTCCGCGTCGTGAACAACATCAAGGTCGGCGTCCCCGGATCGGGTGGTCAGTGATGACGTACAACAAGCTCCTGTGGGCCATCTTCGGCGCGGTCCTGTTCACCGTGCAGGGTGCGATGAACGACGGCATCTCCGCCGACGAGTGGGTCACCATCGCCGCCGCAGGTCTGGCTGCGGTCGGTACGTGGCTGATGCCCAACACCCCGGCCCTGGAGACCGCGAAGACGTGGGTCAACGCGATCGTCCTCGGTGCCGGCGTCCTGGCCCCCGCGGTCATCGACGGCCTGTCGAGCGCTGACTTGGTGACGTTCGGTCTCACGGTCCTCACCGCTGCCGGTGTGTACGCGATCCCGAAGGAACCGAAGGCGCTTCGCCGAGCCTGACCCGTGCTCCCCTGCGGGTCGAGGATGTACCGCGGTCCCCTCCGGCGGTACAGCGAAAGCCCCCACTCTGCTCTCCGGCTTACGGCTGGATCGAGCAGAGTGGGGGCTCTTCGTGTGTCCTGACCCTGTCGCGCAAAGGCCCCCTCCTCGGTGTATCCACACCAGGGAGGGGGCCTGCTCTCCGTCATCGACGCAGTGCGTAGACCTTTTCGCCGCCCAGCAGGGGAGCGCCTTCGGGTCCCTTGATGTGCGGGGCGATCCACACGGGGCGGTGGACCTGTCGCGCGGGATACCACTGCTGACGCCAGTGACCGCGAACCACCCACTGGTGGTGATGTCCGCGCTCACTCGAACCCCCAGTGGACTCGCCAGGTGGTCGGCGAAGTGAGATCACGCGAACCGGAGCAGGCTGCTTGCCTTCGCGAGCAAGTCGACGAATAGAAGCCCGGTCATATCTCGCTTCCGCGTTGACCGCGAGGGGCTGGCTCATCAGGTTCCACGTGGTGACTACCTGCTTGGCGATCTCAACCGCCTGGGCTCCGAAGTCCCCCGTGACGCCCTCATGAACCACCGATTTTGGGTGCTCATGAATGGACTCATCGAACGCGAGGAAGTGCCTGGCAGACGGTTGTAGGCGACTCCAGCCTCTGCGGACCGCCTCGGCCTCGGCCTCGGTAAACTCATTTACGGAGATCGTCTCGTCGCGTCCGGCGTGAAGTACGAGCTCTACGCCATACCGCCCGCTGTCGATCATCGGTGTCCAACTGACGCCAGACAGTGCGATTTTGTGACCAGGGGCGAAGGTGACGTACGCGAGCGGGGTCGCGAAGTACACGAGTCCAGTGTGTGCAGGGAGGTCACTCTTGGCGATCGCGTATTCGGGCATCGACGCAGCCGCTGCTGCGGCCAGGCTCGTCATCTCCGCTGACACATGGAACAGCTCGGCATCAGCTACATAGGCCAAGCCCCCCAGTAGTTCGCGCGCCTTCCAGGCCCTGGTGTCCATGTTGCTGAGCAGCGCGTCTCGCATCGAGGGCAGATCTACGGGTCTGATCTCCATGTCGTCTCCCATGAGTAGCGGAGACCCCATCGCATGGGCACGACGGGGATCCCCTAACCGCGATAGCTAGTCGCGGTGCTTCCATTGTCTCACAACGGTTTCATGATCGGGACAGAACGGACATGCTTGCCCGCCAAGGGAAACAGGTTCGCTCGGGGTTCTCCGTCCATGGGGGAGGCCAGGACGGGGGAGTCAGTCGGTCTTCTCCTCGGGCCCCGGCACTGCGCCGGACACCAGGTCGTGGATTGCCGCAAGGCCCGCCGCGCCTGCGTTGTCGCCGTTCAGTGCCTTGTCGACTGCCGCTGCTCGGAGCACTGCCAGTTCCTCTTCGGTGGGCTTGGCCATCGAGTTCCCTTCGAGCTCGTAGATAGATCCCGTCATGCGCCATGACCGGCGAAGTAGCCACGGCATGTCCAGAGCAGCCGCTAGCTGCTCGGCTATCGGGGTGTCACTCACTTGCCGTTCCGGATGGCCCGCCATGTACCGCTGAGGCCCTTGGCCTTGGCCAGCATCTGCATGACCACGTCGTACATGGCGGGGTCGTGGTCCTCGAGCTCGTCCAGGTAGACGTTGGCTCGAGCCAGGGCGAGGACATCCGGGGGGCGGAGGGAGATCAGTGGCCACACCGTCTGGCAGTGCTGGATGATCTCGGCCTGTGCCTTCTCCGTGAGCTGGACCATCACGCTGCTCTCCTTGGCCCCACGCTGATGTCCGGGCCAAGGACACCGAACATCAGCGTGCGTCTCTGTCGCTTCAACCTGTGCGACGTAGGGGCGGAGAGGGGCGTCGGGGGGAACCCCTCTCCGCTGCTCTGGGCGGAGAGCCAGGTGGCCACTTCAGCGCGCACCCGGCGCACCTGTGCTCTCCGCTGGAGGCGGCGAGGCCAGTTGGGAACGAGCGCCAGAGCGGCGACTACCGCGATACCCATTGCCCACCACCCCCCAGTCATGGGAGCTCTCCACGGAGCGCGCCGCGCAAGAGCTTGAAGACTTCTCCGGACTCCTCGGCCTCCACGATCACCATGGGCGCGACCCCAGAGGCAGGGGCGATACCGATCACCAGCTGGTGGCTCTCCGTGAACCCGATTAGGAGGCCGCACTTGACCCCGTGTTCGTCACGAACTTCGAGCCGCCGCAAGCCTTGTATGCCGCTGGTCATCTGGCGTTCCTCCCCGTGGCAGTTGCTCGGGGACCCGACCCCGCCTCCGTGGAGGCCGGCGGAGCCGAGCCGCCAGCAGTTGGGGTGCGTGCGCAGCCTGTCCGATGCTGCGCCCCAGATCCGCTGGTGAGTGAAGGCTACGTTGTGCATAGTCACTTCGTCCATGCACCGATTGGGCGACGCGTAGGGCTCGTGTTGACCACTACGCTTCTACCGTGGTAGCGACCGGAGGCGGCGGGCCCGCCAAGCGAAAGAGCCGACTCGGCAAGAGGCTTCGCGAGCTGCGCGAGAAAGCCGGCAAAGACTCTGCGAGCGTTGAAGCGCGGCTGCGCTGCTCGCAGGCCAAGGTCAGCCGCATAGAGCGCGGTGCAACCCTGATCAAGCTTGGTGAGCTTGAAATCCTGCTCGCCTTCTACGAGGTCGATGACAGTACCCGATCCGCGGTGCTGGCCATGTGGGAGGACGCCAAGCAGCCCTCAAAGAAGGTCGAGGGCCTGAGCGAGCTCCCGCGGCGAATGCAGACCGTTGTGAAGCTGCAGAACGAGGCGACGACCATCCGCTATCTGCAGCCGCTTGTCGTGCCTGGCCTGTTGCAGATTGAGGACTACGCGACCGCCATCCATGAAGCGGATGAGTTCGTTCCAGATGACAGTGTCGACCGCTCGGTAGCGGTCAGACTGCGTCGGCAACAGATTCTGGATGACCCCAACCCTCCTCGGTTCCACGTCGTGCTAGACGAGTCAGTGATCCGTCGCGTCGTGGGCGGACATGATGTGATGACGCGGCAACTCCTTCATCTGATTCACCTGAACGGGCGGGACAACATCACGATTCAAGTCCACCCGTTCGAAGCCGGCCCGTACGGCACGATGAGTGGACAGGTGATGATCCTTGAGTTCCCCGACGACGAGGATCCGTCGAGCGTCTACCTGGAATATCCAGCGGGTGGGGAGTGGGTCGAGGACCCGGCTTCGGTCGCCGGGTTCCAGGCCGTGTTTGATAGGGCAGCAAGGGCGTCCCTGAGTGCGTCGGGGACTAACGAGTTCATCTCTGCCCACATTGCAGAGCTGAGAACCAAGTGAGGAGTGTGTCGCGGCTATGGCGGACCTGTCCGGTGCCTCATGGCGCAAGTCCAGCTTCAGCGGCGGTAACAACGAGTGCGTTGAGTTGGCGCACCGCCCGGACATCGCCGCTGTCCGGGACAGCAAGAACATTGTCGGGCCGAAGATCGAACTGTCGGTTCGAGCGCTGTCCAGCTTCCTGACCGCCGTCAGGACGGACGGCTTCGTTGCCTGACCCGCACGTACTGAGGGCCCCTTCATCCGCTTGGATGGAGGGGCCCTTTGCTGTGCGTGCTGTACGTCTGCTGTACGCGGGTTACTCCACCGGACCGGCTACCCGCTCCCGCCGCAGGTCAGATGCTGTTTGTGAGGTCGGGGGGACTCGAACCCCCACTGGCTGGGACCTACATTCGCGGCATGAAGCGTGGGGTAGCGCGGTGTGTCGCGAGGGCGGTTTCACCTGGTCAACCGGCTTGTTCGTCAGGCGACGATGAAGCGTCGTGTAGCGCCGTGGAACCCCGGTCTGCTGTACGGCTTGCTGTACGTCGGTGAGACGAGAGGGCGTCCCGCACGGTGTCGATGCTCTGGCTCGACAGGTGTGCATACTTCATCGTCACCTCGATCTTCGAGTGCCCCATCACCTCCGCCAGTTCGGCGAGATGCACCCCCTGCTGCAAACACCATGATGCGAAGGTGTGCCGGAGGTCGTGCGGCCGGACCCTGCCTTCTATCTCGGCCCGCGCAAGGGCTTTGGCGAAAACCCCACGCCCCCACTCCTTTGATGTGACAGGCGCTTCTCGGGCACCTCGGAATACGAGATCTCCACCGCAATGCCCAGCCTCGTGCGGAACGCCGCAGAACTTTCTCCGCGTCGGCGACGTGGCCGATTTCAGATTGGCCAGCAGCGCGGCCAAATCCGGCGTCATTGGAACAGTGCGCGCTTCCTTGTCCTTCGGGGCTGCTTTGATTACGCACGCCTTCTGGTCATACTGGTCGGCTACGCGGATGACTCTTCGAGAAAAGTCGACCCGGTTCCAGTGGAGCCCTGAAATTTCACCGAACCGCATCCCCGTCTCAACAGCGGTCCACAGGATGGTTGAGTTGAGACCATCCATCTGAAACGCGAGCGCCTCGACCTCGTCGGGCGTGAGATACCGCTCTGACCCCTGGGGGAGATCGGGGTACGGGACTTTCGCGGCAGGGCTGGTCGTGAGTCGGCCGTGGTACACGGCGGCGTTCAGGGACGTCTTCATGAGCATCAACGCCGCACGGATCAGGTAGGGCGACTTCCTCGCCTTCCGCATCCGGCTCACCCACTGCTGGAGCGGGAGAGTCTTGATGTCCATCAGTCGCGTTGTCTCCCAGTCCGGGAGAACGTGGTTGGCGGCTATCGACTGATACAGCGAATCGGTGGCGTAAGCGAGGAGACGTGAGCTGTGCCAGAGCTCAAACCATGCTCCCCACTGAATCTTCGCCCCCTCGATGTCCATCGGAGTGGCGCCGCGCTGCTCCTTCTCGCGGGCTCCTGCTTCTCGCTTCGCTTCCGCCTCTTGCGTGTAGGTGCCGGCGGATTGCTCCTTGCCGTTGGCGTCGCGGTAGAGGCCTTGGTATTTGCCGCTGGTCAGCATGCGTGTCCATGGCATTAAGCCACCTCCCGGTGGTGTAGTGCGGCCAGTTTGAGCGCGAGGCTGGCCACCTCGTAGTCGACGCAGAACCGTTCCGCGACCGATGCCGGGTCTGCGGCAGCGAGCAGCTGTTCTGGGGGGACCAGGAGTAGGGCGGTGGCTGTAGAGGCGAGCCTCTCCTCCAAGTCTTCATCGCCGACGTAGGCGGGCCCTCGCGCGAGATGAACGAGTTCGTGCACGAGCGTCGATCTGAACTCGTTTGGGGTAACGCAATTACTGATGGTGATGGTCCGGGACGCGAAGGAGACTGCTCCGTACGTGGCGGCCCCGAGCTCTCCGAGGCGGATCGTGATGTCCGGTAGTTGACGGAGCAGGTCGAGCATGAAGGCGGCTGCGGCGGCGTTGTGCATGCCCGATTCTGCGTACGGCTGTCCGATTCTGTTAACGAACCGGACATATTACTGACCAGTAGTCACCGTGACAGAGCAAATTTCAGGCGTTGATGTAACCGTCGCAGTAGTCCATGTGAGTGAAGAACAGCAGTTCGAACTACTCATTGTCGTCACTCAATGGAGTCAAACGTTTCCGTGCGGCCGTAGCCACCCTGTTCCGCTGCGTTATCGGGGTGACGCTCGCCGACTCCGCCTCATCCGCATGGGTGGCCACGTCCTTCTCTCCTCCGGCCATCCGTACTGCGGAGCGCACCACCGACAAGATCCCGTCCCGCATGTGGTCGGGGATCAGATCGGTACCGGCCGGAAGTAGTGCCGCCCACATCGTTGGGGTGTGCACATCAAGGCCTAGGGACGCGGCTGACGCCAGCACGACGGTCGACTCCGTGACCCCTAGGCCCTTGGCCAAGGCGCGGATCGTGTCCGGGTCCGGGAAGTTCTTGATCTGCTCGGTGGCGATCTGCTGGAGCCGTTTCGCGCTGGGCTGTCCGCCGCAGGCCTTGGAGAGCTGCTCATATGAGCGGTCTCCCTTCTGGAGACCGATCAGTTCACGTAGATCGGTCATGGCAGCGACTCTCCCGAATTGATCTTCACGCTGCAAGCGTGCGCGCAAGCTAGGCGTTCACCAGTAAGGCCGCCCTAAGGGTAGACGTCTTGTTAACCGCACCCGTGCACCCCTTTGGAGCAAAACCCGCTGGCCAGCGTGATTCCAAGCCGTCTCGCGCTTGACTGGCGTCCAGCGCTGCGACATGATTTGGCAAGCAAAGCTTGACACTGGGGCGTTAACCACGCAGTCTTGAGGGGGTCCGATGGAAACCGCACCGAAGCTTCGTAAGCGATGGCCCAAGGGGGCATGGATGAAGCTCACCAGCGCCGCAACGCTCAAGGCGCTCATGGATCAGAAGCACTTCACAGGCGAACGCCTTGGCCGCTACGCCGGCTGCTCCCGCTCGTTCATCTGCCAGCTCCGCAACGGCACCAAGTCGACCTGCACGCCCAAGTTGGCCACGGCCATCGCGGAGGCGCTCCAGGTGCCGCTGGAGATTCTCTTCGTGCCCAATCTGCCCAGTATTGCTGGGCAGAACACCAAGAAGCAGGTGGCGGCATGACTGCGGCCGAGTGGGAGACGACTGCCGAAGTTGCCGCCCGCGTTAACCGGCACCCGGTCACCGTTCGCAGGGCCGCCGAGTCGGGCGTGTTGCACGGACATCAGACGGGCCGCAGGGGTCGGTGGCAGTTCAAGCCGACCGCAGTGGACGCATGGGTCGAGGGCAACAGCTCGAAGTCGGCGTGCGGCTGTAGGCCGCTGCGCTCCGTGAGGAGGGTGGCATGACCGACCTCATCCCGTTCGACTACTCAGGCCGACAGGTCCGCACGCTCATGCGGGACGGCGAACCCTGGTTCGTCGCCGCCGACGTTTGCGCGGTACTCGACCTCGACGACGTGCGTCGCGCAGTGGAACGCCTCCATGAGGACGACCGGACTCAGACTCCAGTCGTCGATGGCGCAGGTCGCATGAACCCGCGCACCTGGGTCATCTCTGAGTCCGGTCTGTACGACCTGATCATCCGGTCTGACAAGCCCGAGGCCCGCCCATTCCGTCGCTGGATCACGAACGAGGTGCTGCCCCAGATCCGCAAGACCGGCTCCTACAGCACCACTCCTGCTTTGTCTGTCGTGCCCGACCTGTCTGGCCTGTCGGCTGAGGGCCTGACGTGGCTTGGTCAGATCGGCCAGGCGCTGACGATGACCACAGCCGAACTCACCAACACGCGACGCGAACTCGAAGTGGCCCGGCCAAAGGTCGAGTACGTAGACGCATTCGTGGCTGGAGACAAGGACTCCGCCCTGCTGCGGGTGCTGGCGAACCAGTTGACGGTGGGCGAGCAGCAACTCCGCGAGTACCTGATGCACCACAAGGTCATCTACAACACACCGTTTGAGCGCTGGTCCACCAAGAAAAACCGGTGGGAAACCATCAACTGGTACCACGCCTACGGGCAGTACAAGACGTGGTTCACCGAGCGGGATCAGCCGAAGGCGCCTCGTACGCCTGACCGCCGGATGATGACCACTTTGGACGTGACGCCGGTCGGCAAGGCGAGGATCAAGCAGATGCTGGAACGCACGCCGATCACTGGCGGTGCGGCATGAGTCGCTACAACTTCAAGTCGCGCACGCTGGCGGTCAACGAGCGCGTCCTCAAGGGCAAGGAACTGCTACGCAAGACGCCGGATGGTCAGTTCGGCCAGTTGGTTCCGCCAAGCAAGGAAGCAGTTCGCGCGGCAATTGAGGCGCAACTCTGTCCTTTCTGCGCACGCGGTCCGTACAAGTCGCTCGCAGTTCACACCTGCAAGGCGCACGGCGTCAACAGTCGCGAGCTTCGCCAGATGGCTGGCATGACCACATTGGAACCAACGTGTGCTCCTGAGTACAGCGAGCGGCAACGCGAGGTCATGAAGGCCACTCCTGAGCGCACCGCACGCATGAACCAGGCGAACCGTGAGGCACCTCCCGACCGAGCAAAGTGGACCTGGACGGAGGCTGGCCGAAAGAAGGTCAGCGACAACCTGAAGGCGTTCAACGCGACCGAGCAGGGCTCTTCGATGCGTTCGGTGGCGGGCCGTCTGGGGGTTGAGGCGCGCAAGCGAAAGCTTGCGGAGCAGCGCGTGCACTTCACGTGCCCGAGGTGCAAGCAGGACTTCTCCCTTCGTCCCTGTGATGTGAAGAAGCGCGGGCGGAATCCGCACTGCTCAAGGGCATGCCAAGTTGCGAAGAAGGAGTGTGTGCGAGGGCACGAGTTCACCGAGGAGAACACGCGGTTTCGTAGGACGGTTCGCGGTGGCGTCAAGCGTTCATGTCGACAGTGCGACCGCGATCACGCGACGGGTCGCATCCGCACCCAGCAGGGTGGTGCCCGATGATGAACGACCTCCCAGCGTTCGTTCGCCAGCAGCGCGAACAGCACGGCCTGTCAATCCGCGAAGCAGCACGACGGGCGGG